CCTTGATCATTGATCCAGAGAGCAGCTCCGTAGCTAGCTCTCGCCACCAAGAATCTTGGTGACCTGTGCCCCAGTAGAAGCCGACAGATAGGCGAGAAGCCCATCAGCCAGCTGCTTCTGAACTGTGGTCGTAAGCCCAACCGGAGGAACATCGAAGGTGACTGTGACATTCTGTCGCACCACCTGGGAGTTCGCCGGAATGAGCGGATCGGCCACGGTCGAAGTCTGGGACAACTGAATGCTGCGACGATACCGCTTGCCATAAAGATGGCGAACGGACATCGTAGTCAGACCGTCAGCGCTACGATAAGTAGCAGAATCAGCGCCTGTGCTAACTCGCGGAAGCGAGATAGCCACAGCATTGACAGTGACGGATTGTGGATCAGTGAACAAGGAAGTCTCCTCACAGTGTAGTCTGCCCCTTTTGGTGGCAGCTTCTCAAACTGGTTCTGCCAGTTTGAGTGGTCCGGCGTGACCACGGCTTAAGCCGAGGGCGCCGAGAATGGCCCATTGTTTCGAGGAAAAACCTGAAACGTTTAGGCCGAATCCGAATGGTGACGCTCTGTGTCGCTCTTTCTTCGTCATAGACGAATACTGAGTCACAGAAGTGGGTGCTGTCACATTTGCTCTGAGTACAGCCCCACTGAAGACAAACGTGCGCTGTGCATACGTTGTATGCATAACGTACGCGTACTTCATCGTCAGGCGATCGTCCAGGTTACAAAAGGCAGTGAAGTTACGAACGACACTGCCGAAATTTGAAACCCAGTCGAGAAGCCAGGACCAACGGGTAAGCTGGTACACAGTATCGGGAGTAATCCCGATACCCAACAGATGATCAATCCGTTGGAGCAAATTCTCTTGTCTGTCAAGTAGGGTATCCATATCCCACAAGACATACTCGAAAGCGCTTGACAACCAGCAACGTTGGCGATAAGTATCAGTCGCCAACGTACGTCCCCCTTGCGAGTAGAACGAGGCAGCTGGAGACAAGAAGCCGGGCGTTGATTGCATCAACGGCAATCCCGAGCCAACTTGTCCCCTTTCCACGATACTACTCGTGTCATACACCAGGACCTTCCGACGCACTTGTGCGTTGGCCTCTTGCTTCAATCTGTCGAGATATATTTTGCGATCTCGAACAGCAAGAGCAAGCTTCGTTACATCCCCAGCTG